TGCTTGACCCGCAGCGCCCAACTGACCTACAGAAGTCTGAGCCATACCGGCCAAAGATTGCAACGGGTTAAGGCGAGCCTGACGCTCAGTCTGGTAACGGTTGAAAGCGTTGGTGTACTCTTGGCTGCCCATCTCTTGGCCGTAGCGCTGCGCGGCCTTGAGAGCGCCGCCAGAAATCAGTCCACCACGGGCAGCGGCTTGCCGATCAAGTGCTTTCTGGCCTTCAGCCAGACGGAAACCGTAGCCAGGGTCAGCAGTAAACTGCTGCATACCAAACGGCGTGTACCTAGACGCTGCTTCCAGTTCTGGCAGCGCACGAACACCGGCCTCGCGAAACGGGGCTTGCAATTCAACCTGACGATCAAACTGTTCTTTTTGCAGTTGTGCAGCGCGGTCAGCCGCAGCGGCTTGCGTGTCTGCTGCGCTACTAGACGCGCTAGCGCCAATTAAAGAACTACCGACAACTGCGGCGGCCATCATCCAAGGCATATTAATTCTCCCCTAGGCATTGCGCCAGTTTTTGGGCTTCTTTAACGTCGCCGTCAACAATTAAAATTTCGTCAACGTCGTCAATGTCAGTACATTCGGTGGCGTGGATGCAATACCAAACTACGTTTGTGAGCGATTTTACGCCGTGATGCTTGTTTGCTTCAATAGTTAAGCAAGCTGGTGCATGAACCACCGATTTAACGCCGTCTACGATCAATTCTACCGAACCAGCGGCAAGAATGGACAAATGATCAAACTTGTGTTTGTGCTGTACCAAAATTTGACCGGCGGGTATAAACGCTTCTTTTGCGTAAACGCCCGCGCTGAAATGGTGTTTGATCATTAGCTAACCTCACGCCCAGACACGCGCATGTTGATCGCCGTGGCCGTGCCAGCCAAGGTCGAGATAAAGTCGCCAGGGTTCAGCACTTGGCCCACCAGTTCAGGAAAGGTGTAAACTTCCGCTGGCTGGAGCGTCTTGGTCTTGGAGATCAAGTTCAAGTTGCCCGCCGCGCCTGCCACAGTGACCAAGTTTACGCTGATGGCCGCAGCAGTTGCGCTGTAGTTGGTAGCGGTGAACTTGTCAATGATCGTGGTTACGTTGTTGGCAGTGTACTGCGTAGTTTGCGCGGCCTCAACGATCTTGGCGGGTACGAGGACTTTTACTGTAACAGTCATGTTAACTCCTATTGTTCGGTCTGAGTTACGGCCAAAATGACCGCAGGCGCTGCTGGCGCAAAAGCAGTCGCCGCAACCGTGGCGATGCTGACGTTGGTATTGTCAGCAGCGTACATTACTTCAATAAAATCACCGGCCAGCAAAGATGCCACCTCGTTAAGCGACACCACCAGATAGCCGTTGTTCAGCGTGATGGACGCGACGCGAGCTGAGTTGGGGAAGTCTGTAGTGCCGTTCAGTCGCAACCAGACCCAAATAGCTTTTTGGGACGAGTTGCCGGATGTAATTTGCACCGAACAAGCGATATTGTATAGCCCCGCTTGAGCAACATAAATTTCAGAAGTTGTCGTGCCAATCGACACGCCGTTGGCAATCAACGTGCTGTTAATTGTCAGCGGATAAGCCGTGTTTGCTGCGGCAGGGCTTTGGCTGTTAGTTTTTGCAAATTCACCGTAGTAAATTTGCTGCTCAATGGTAGGCCGAACAAAGATAACGCCAGCAGTAGCGTCAACTTGCAGCACAGCCGCAATCGGCACCACGTTGTTGGGTGCGGTCGGCTTGACGTTGGTAAGCCCGCCTGCCACGGTGGGGCTGGCGTACAAGATGTCACCCAGCGTAAACGCGCTGGTGTCAACATCACGCACAAAACCCCAGACGGTGCAATAACCTTTTTGCCCTGTGTCCGGCAAATCGTGCGTCATTACGCCAACGACATACAGCGTGTTTGTTGCGCCGTCAGCAAGGTAGGGTGCCACTGACAATGCGCTGTCAGGTATAGCCCCTGTAAAGCCCACTACGGTGCCATTGGGGATGGTGGAGCCGGTAAAGTTAGCTACGCGGGCATATGTCTCCAGCCCAATCTGCTGAACAACATCGTATTCCATGCCTAGGTTGAGCGTTTGATCAACTTGGTTCCATCCCATTCGACCCATCATGGGGGTGCTGGGAGCGTCAACTTCAAAGTCAAGGTAGTTGGTGTTCAGCGTGTTGCTGTTGAGCAATGGCGGCGTAGTAGCTAGCGCCTGAAGCTGCTTTTGCAACTCAGCAATTTGCGACTCTTGGCTAGACCCCGCCGCGTAAGCCGCAAGCCCCGCTGGCGTGGGGTCAATATTGTGATAGTCCAGTTGAGGCTGCGTGGGTGGGCCGACCTGCAAATCTAGCAGCGAAGTGTCGTTGCGGCCCGAGCCAGTCAGCACAAACAGGTTTAGCAAGAACCTGTACCATTCACGCGAGATCAGTCCGGTGCGCTCGTCGATAAGCGGCACCCGAGGCGCAATGATGTTTGTTTGGTTTAACGGATTAGGCATTGGTCGGCGACAGCAAAAGTTCAGCGCCCACGATGGCAATTTTTACCGGATCAGTGCCAGAAAGTTCATAGACCCTATCGCGCAGCTTTAGGGTCATGCCCAAGCGCCGCCAAAAGGTTCGATGCCCATACGCGCCAATTTTGCCAATGGATGCCCAGTGTTCGTTTGAATATGTGTGGCCGCCGTCATCTGACCAGCGCAGCATGACCTCGGGGTTGTAGCCTGGCGCAGCGGGGTAGCTTGTGGTTACCAACTCGTAACCATTAGTGTCCAAATCTGGCAAATTAAATTGACCAAGCGGTTCAAAACCGTCCCCCGCCTCGGTGGTCAAAGTGTCGCCTGCTTGCGTGGCTAAATACCTTTGCAAATATTCGGCGATAAGGTTTAGCCCCGCTTCGGTGTCAATATTTTCACCGCCCGCATACGCAGGGTACAAATTTAAGCCAACGCCAGTTTCGCAATCAAGTTGCAAGCTGTGCTGCGCGGTGCGCTTGAGGTTGTTTTGACCAGTAGGCAGCGCCCGCCATGACCGCAGCCACTTTTGAATCTGGCCGTTGTCGGCGTAGATGTCAAGGTCAAAGGCGTAAATGTTGCCGTTTTCAAAGTCGCCCACGACGATCTCGTTGTTGAACGCCATCTGACAGTTGCTGCGGTGACGGGTAAACGCACCGTCAGCAAAGCCCGCACGCTCATGCCACACGCCAGCGGCCACATCGTAAACCCAAGTCGTGTTAGCCGAAGGAAAGATCAGCACGTAGAAGGCGTGGCCGTCCTGCTGGTATGTGTACGCAATCGCGTCTGACATATCGGTGTACTGCTGAATTTGCCACTCGACGGCGTGCGTGGACACGCGAACGCCCGTGTAGCCGTTGGCCCGATAGACAATGCCCTGCCCACGGGCGTCAGCGCCCAGCCAGAACAGGCCGTTGTCAAGTTTGGCGACAGAGTAAGGGGCTATGCAGCCAATCTCGTTGTAAGCGCCTTGGATGCGCGATAGTGGGAAGTCCGCGTTGCCCGCGTCATACCAGACCTCGACCGAGTTGGTGCCAAACAACCAAGCCTCGCGGTGGTCAACAATCAAGGCCACCAAACCGTCTGGGGCACCTTCAGCGCTGGCAAAGTCCAGCGGGTCAATTGACAGACCGTCAAGCAACTGAGTTACCCAGACGCGTTGGCTGTTTGGCTCATTGAACACAAAGTAACCGTCAAGGTAACTTACCGTCACCGCGCCTGGAAAGTCGCCGTCCGTGATTTGCGCGAAAGCGTTAGTGGTGTTGTTGTAAATGAAACTAGGGCCGTTACACGCGATAAACAATTGCGTGCCGTTGTCAGCCATGCTAACTGGCCCAGTGCCACTGACGTTGCCGATCAGCGTGGCTGTGTAGGCTTGGTCGATCTTATAAAGCTGAGTGCCGGACACGACAAACGCCGTGGTGCTGGTGGACGAAAACGACCACACACCGCGAACCGGCCCAGAGCCGATAGTGGCTAGAAAGCGCAAGCCAGGCGCACGGTTTAAGAACGCTGGCTCTTTGCCGCCCTCGGGCACAACTTCGGGAAACAAGTTGACCATGCGGCTGTCCGCAGCGTTGACGCTGCGGGCTACATAGCTTGAGCCTAAGATCGGTGTTTTCATGTTAGACGTAGCTTGGATACCACTTGGTTGTTGTTGCATCGTAAGTCATCGTCAATGCCCTATTCACGACTGCTGTACCAGCCACAGCAATGTTCCCCGCTGTTGTCCAAGTAAACGCTCCAGTAGGGATCAATGTGATTGTGCCGCCACCAGTAGAAATCGGCGCCGCCGCCGTAATGGTCACAACAGCCGTTGTCCCCGAAACAAAAGCAATCGGGGTTGTTGGATCGATAGTCGTTGCGCTTGCAATCGTGGGCGCAGCAGCACTCACTGCGCTAAAACTACTTAGCGAAATGCTTGTGCCTGTGGCTGCACCAATAACTGGTGTAACCAATGTTGGGGTGGTTGCGAATACAGCAGACCCCGTACCAGTCTCATTAGTTAGTGCTGCCAGCAATTGAGCCGATGTGAACGAACCAAGAGAGGTTGCATTGCCAACCGAAGTTACAGCGCCCGTTAAGTTGGCATTTGTCGTCACATTGCTGGCAGTAAAAGCAGTGGCTGTGCCTGTAATGTTTGTACCCACCAATGCCGTGGGCGTTCCAAGCGCAGGCGCTACCAATGTTGCATTGGTAAACAGCAGCGCGTTAGTGACTTGTTTTGTCGTGCCCGCTTGCACGATTGGCAAAACGTCTGTTGTAGCCGCAGCCGTAGCTACAGGAAGGGCTGAGATTGCAATGGTTGCCATGTTAGTAATTCCCTGCGTAAATGTTAAAGCGTTGACGAGTGGCGACAATGGCGTAAGGCATAGACATCACGTCATCTGGATTGTTGATGCGCTTCAAGTTGCGCTTGCTAGTCATGGCAATGCGCTGCACTTGAGGGCTTGGCTCAACGCCAAACTCAGGCGCAATCTCCATCGCCAAGTTGTAGGTGAACGCCCGCAAATAGCCTGGTGGGAAGAACAAGTCAGTTGCCAA